AGATGCCTTGGGCTCTTTAGGCGGCAATCCTCATGGCGCGTACATTGATGAGCTTTTGACCCAACCAAGCCGGGAGCTTTATGATGTCCTCCGGTCCGGTTGGGGGACGCGGGCTCAGCCGTTGCTATGTATGGCGACAACGGCAGAGAATGACCCTAACGGCTTTGCCGCATCCGAGCGGCAATGGTCCGAGCGAGTCCAAGAGACTCCGACCCTCGACCCTCGGAGATTGGTTGTCATTTATACGACCGACCCCGAGGACGATTGGACCTCTCCCGACGTTTGGCGGCAAGCCAATCCCGCGCTTGGGGACTTCCTTGATATGCGAGTCCTTGAGGATGAATGCGCCAAAGCCATCGAGAATCCGGCGGCAGAGAGAGCCTTTCGGCAATATCGATTGAATCAACCGAGCCAAGCGACCGGTCGAGCCATCAAGCTCCCGCAATGGGACCGCTCCGCCGGTCTAACGGCTTGGACTGAGGTCCTCAGTGTCTATGCCGGAGAGCCTTGCTATTGCGGGCTCGACCTCGCTTCGACCTCGGACCTCGCAAGCTATTGCTTGGTCTTTGCTCATGAGGACGGCTTTGCCGCCCATTGGCGACACTTCGCGCCGGAAGCGCTCTTGTCATCCCTCGACCGGAGGACGGGGGCTCAAGCGACCGTATGGGCGGCTCTCGGAGCCCTTGAGGTAACCGAGGGGGACGTAATCGATTACGGAGCCATCATCGAGGCATTGGAGCTTGACCGGGAGCGCGTCGATATTGCCGAGGTTGCCTTTGACCCTTGGGGAGCTTCGCAACTAAGCCAAACGCTCTCGGATCGAGGATGGCCGTTAATACAGTTTCGGCAAGGCTTCGCTTCCCTTGCCGCTCCGACCGCGGAGTTTCTCCGGCTCATTGCATCGAGCAAGTTTCATCATGGCGGCAATCCGGTCGCTCGATGGGAAGCGGCAAACCTCATCACTCGGAGCGATCCGGCGGGGAACCTCAAGCCAGACAAGAGCAAATCAATGGACAAAATCGACGGCATAGTTGCCGCCATCATGGCTCTTGATCGAGCCATCCGGCATAAAACGTCCGAGCCCGAGCCCGACTACGCCGCGGCAGGATTCTAGGAGGACCAATGGACGCTAAGACCGCAAGCGATGCCTTTTGGGCAAACATTGAGCCGCATTATCCGCATACTTGGAGGCAAGTCGGGAGATGCGTTTATTGCGATGATTGCGGAGTCCGGCTCTATCAAGGTCGATTGCCCGCGGACCGCAAGCAACCAAAGCCCAAGCCTCGACCGGAGCCCGAGTCCACTAAGCGGATGCGGCAGAGATGGGGTAAAGACTAATGGGCATCTTCGGACGTCCCCCTATCTGTCCCGGATGCGGCTTACGATTTATCGAGGGAGTCCCGGAGTCGGTCGATTTTTGGTGGTGTCCAGAGTGCTTGAATAAGCGAGTACGCAAAGCAAGGGAGGCAAGTGAGGCTGAGACTACCGCTCAAATCATTCCTATTACTGGCCGCGGGCTTGACGGTCGCGGTCCTCGCGTTCGCGGTTCTCATCGGGCATCCGCGCAATGAGATTGATTATCTTGCATGGTCAGCCATCATTACCGGAGCCGCGCTTGTCATCCTTATTTACCCCGAGAGGTAACCAATGCCAGAGTTGACCTTTGACGAATGGCGCGAGGTCGGACGTCGGAAGCTCGACGCTCAAGCCGCCCGAGCCAACTATTATCAGAACTATTACGACAATGAGAACCTAGTAACGGCTCTCATCAATCAAGAGGAAAGGCAAAACTTCCGGACCTTTCTCAAGGAATCCCGCGCTAACTGGTGCGAGTTAGTTGTCAATGCCGTTGCTGAGCGTTTGCAAGTTGTCGGCTTTCGCTTCGGTCCGGGCAATATCTCCGGGGCTCATGCTTGGGAGATATGGCAGGGATCGAGCCTCGATGCCGATGCGGAGCTTGCTCAGACTGACGCTTTGGTTGCCGGGAACGCGTTTGCCTTGGTCAATATCGATGAGGAAAACCCGACCGGGGTCGAGATATCCGGGGAAAGCCCTACGGAGGCTTGCGTCATTTATGAGCCCGGAAGCCGGAGGGAGCGCGTTGCCGGATATAAGCGTTATCGCATCGGCAACTATACGACCGAGATTGTCATACTGCCGGACGCAATAGTTACTTGGGAATCGAGCGATGCTCCCCCGGAGGTCGAGGCTAATCCGACCGGAGTTGTCAACTTGGTCGAGATTCAACCTCAGCCGCGCTCGACGCGTCCCCCGAGGTCCGAGCTTCATTCCGCCATTCATTTTCAAGACCGGATCAATACGACCATCTTTAACCGATTGGTTGCTACGGATTACGGAGCTTTCCGGCAGATATGGGCAACCGGGGTCAAGCTTGCTCGCGAGACCCTGACCCTTGAGGATGGTACGACCAAGATAAGCGTCATCAAGCCTTTCGACGTCGGGGCTAATCGTTTGCTGACCAATGAGAATCCGGACGCGCGCTTTGGGTCCTTTACCGAGTCAACGCTTAGGGGCTACCTCGATGCCGTAGGCCAGGACGTCGAGCAACTTGCCGCCACTACCCAAACCCCTCCGCATTACCTCTTGGGGACAATGGTCAATATCTCCGCGGATGCCATCAAAGCGGCTGAGGCAGGCTTAGTCGCAAAGGTCAGCCGTCGAGCGAGGCATATCGGGGAAGCTTGGGAAGAGGTCATGAGGATTGCTCTCCGGCTGACCGAGGACCCTAATGCCGATGACGTCGGGGCTGAGGTTATTTGGAAGGACTTTGAGACGCGCTCTGAGGCTCAAATGGTCGATGCCTTGGTCAAAATGTCAACTCTCGGAGTCCCGACCGAAATCCTTTGGCAGAGATGGGGAGCGACCCCGCAAGAGATTGAGCAATGGAAGCAAATGAAAGCAAATGAGGGAGCCCAAGCGGCTCTAAACCAAGCCGTAGCGCTTGGAGCAACGGACCCATACGCTCAGCTATTGGCGGGAGGGACCGCGGGGACCGGTCCCTAAATGGTTGCGGGCTCCGACATAACAAACCTTTACCGAGGTCGATTGGCGACCGGCAATGCTCAGCTATTGGCCGGAGTCCAAGCCCTATGGTCGAGGGTCTTTAATCCCCGCGATCCTGCCGGGAGTCTGCCTCCCTTCGGCTCGATCCTCGGAGGATGGGTAACCGGAGCCCAAGCCCGAGCGGCGCGAGAGGCAACGGCTTATCTCTCGGCTTTGATGGCGGCTCGATCCGGGCTCCCCCTCGATTACGTCCAAGGATTCTCCGTACCGAGCGGCTTGGTCGGAAAGGTCATGGATGGCTCGACCATGATGAGGTATTGCGGGCAAGCTCCGGCGGTTTACTTCAATCGGATTGGTCAGGGACTCTCTCCGGAGATGGCGGCAAACTCAACGCTCTCTTGGGCTAATAAGACCGCCGCATCCGAGCCTTATCGAGTAGCAAACGCAACCGTCAACGGTAATGCGACCGCTGACCCTCGCCTTACCGGTCGATGCCGTCGAATAACTCGGGCAACGGCTTGCAACTTTTGCGTATTGATTGCGGATCGAGGCTATATCCCCTCTCATGCCGGATTTGCCGCTCATGCTCATTGCCGTTGCACTCCTGAGCCCGAGATATCGAGTTATGCAACGTCGAGGTCCTCGACGGCGCGAGGTCGAGCCGCGATGGAGGCTGACGCTCGACGGCAAGCCGCTATTGCCCGAAGGGAAGCCGAATATGCAAAGGTTTGGGCTCGCGAGGGGGGCATAGAGGGGATACCGCTTAGGGGATACGACGATTATGTCATGCAAACCTTCAACGGTCGAGAGCAAACGCTCAATGCCCTTCGGCTCAATCTTGAGGGTATCCGTCCCGAGATTATCGACCGGCTTGGGTCCATCAACGTAAGCCCGGACCCCTACTTTCAACAGAGCGACGCGTTGGCTTATTACCAAGACAACGGACGTTTTATCAGTATTCGACCGAGCGAGTATCGACCGGGCTCGACTAAGACCATGCAAGACACTATCGACCATAAATGGTGGACTCCGGACGGCAAGACAACGGGAGCGGAGCGGACGATTACCCATGAGCTAGGCCATTTCCTCGACTACCAACTAAGCCAATCTCAGCGGTATGAGATAACCTCCCATTTGGCGGTTGATTACGGCATTGAGACACTCCAAGACTCTAAGACGCTCATCTCCGAATATGGCGGCAAGAATGATAAAGAGATGATGGCGGAGCTATGGGCGGAATATAAGACCTCGCCCAATCCGCGACCTCCGGCTCAGTATGTCGGCTCCTATATGGAGGACAAACTCGGACCTAGCCCGAGCCCGGATAAGAGCATGGAGCAACTCAAGGATTGGAAATACCGAGCTATGGGATGGATCAAATGACGACCCAATATCCGACCCTCTGCCGGTCTTGCGTTCGGAGGGTCGATGCCGTTACCTGCCTTAGCTTTCCGAGCGGGATACCGGATGAGATTGTTCGCTATGGCGCGGACCATCGGGAATCAATCGGGCTTGAGATGCCCTATCAACTCGACCCAACTAAGCAATATCTACTTGATGAATGGCTGACGTTTAGCCCTTATGCGAAAGGTGGCACACAATGAGCGATACCCCTCCGACCGATCCTCCCAAGCCTCCCGAGGGGGATAAACCTCCCGAGCCTCCCGAGGGGGATAAGCCGCCGGAGAAAAAGCCCGCGGATCAAATCAAGGACCTTGAATCCGCGCTTGCCGAAGAGCGGAAGCTCAAGCGAGAGGCAGAGTCCAAGCTCAGCAAGCTTGAGAAAGAGCATATGAGCGAGACTGAGAAAGCCATTGCTCAAGCCAAGGATGAGGGACGGCAGGAAGCCGTTATTGCCGCCGGACGTCGGCTTGCCGCGGCAGAGTTTAAGGCTCAAGCGGCAGGCAAGATCGCGGACCCTGCCGCGGCGCTTGAGCTATTCGACCTCTCTAAGTTTGTTGGCTCCGATGGGGAGCCGGACTCTGCCGCAATCGCTCGATTGGTCGAGCGCTTGACTCCGGCAATGGCTCCCCCGGCTCCGAAGGTCCCTGCCGGACCTCGGGGGGACGGGAGCGATAATGGGGACTTCATCCGGCAAGCCATAAATAAGGGGAGATGATGCCCAATGGCAATGACGTCGAGACAGAGAGCGGCTCTGCCAAACTCCGCATTTGCGTATCCGAGCCAGAGGAAATATCCGGTCCCGACCAAGACGCAAGCTCAGAGAGCCGGGATATCGGAGCGGCAAAGGCAAGGCATCCTTCGCAATGCTCTAAGCCGTAGCGCGCAATCGAATACGTCCGGGAGCTTTCGGCATGTTGATAGCAAGGTTGCGAAGCGGCATGGCGGCAAGATTGCTTCCGTAAGCGCTCGATCCCGCCGCAAATAGATACTTGATATCAAGATACGGTTAGCGCTATAGTCCGGCGCGACCGGAGTGCGGCGCGATGCGGCTCCGGGGGACGGCTCTTGAGGTCGAGGCAGGGGAAGCGATTTCCCGAGCCCAAAGGATGCGGCGCGATGCGGTCCCGATGGGTTTGCCAAGCAAATGACGCTTAGCAACCAAAGGGAGATTTCATGCCGTCCATTGATGCCTCCGGGCTCATTCCCCCGGAATACTCAAGGCAGATTATCCAAGCCGTTACGGTTCAATCTGCCGTCTTGGCTCTAGGCCGGAGGGTCCCGATGGGCTCCGGTCTTGCTGAGATTCCCGTTGCCGGGGCTTTTCCGGTCGCAAGCTTTATTTCGGTCGGAGGTCGGAAGCCGTTTACGGACTTCAAGCTCACTCATCAAACAATGAAAGCCGAAGAAATCGCGGCGATCATTGCCATTCCTCAAGCGTACCTCGATGACTCTGCCGTTGATCTTTGGGGCTACGCTCGACCTCTCCTAGCTCAATCAATCGCTATCGCGCTCGATGATGCGGTCCTTTGGGGGCATGATAATCCTGTCTCCTATCCGCCCGGAGGGGTTACCGATCCGGCATTTGCGACCGCGGTACCTCCCGGAGCGGATGCTCTGGCTTCGGTAAATGACACAATGGCCGCGGTCGAGGCTCAAGGGCTTCCCGTAACCGGCCATGCCGCGGACTTGGTTACCAAAGCCGCATTGCGGGGAGTGAGGGACGCTCAAGGGGCTCTCTTGCTTGGTCCGGTCCAAGCCGACAATCCGGCAATGTCGAGTATTTACGGGGTCCCGGTCATCTTCAATCTCGCGAGTCCGATGGCGGATCGGGACTTTATCTCCGGGGATTGGGACTCGCTTTTAGTCGGAGTCCGGCAGGATATTACTTACGACCTCTCGAGGGATGGAGTTGTTGTCGATGCCGCCGGAGCCGTCCAAGTCTCGGCTTTCCAAGACGACCAAGTTTTGATGCGCGTTCATGCTCGCTTTGGTTGCGTCATTGCTCAGCCGGTTACCTCTCGGGCTCCGACCGGAGCAAAGCCCTTTGCTTATACGGACGTCGGAAATCCGACCGGAGGGGCTACCGCGTCCGCTTCGACTTCGGGCGGAAGGTCAACCGGCTCGACCTCCAAGAGCGCGAGTTAATGTCAAACGGGACCCCTCCGGCTTGGGAGTCTTGGGCTCCCCCGCTCGATCCCCCGACCGCGGGAGGGGTCCCTTATGACGTCGCGGCAGAGATGGCGGCAGAGCATTGGGACTCTGAGCCGCATCTTTGCGCGGCTTTGCAATGGGAGTTTTATGCCGCCATGCAAAGCCCGACTCCGAGCGTCATGAGCGTATCGACCGGAGTCCAATCAATCGCTTATCAACCTCCGGCTCCGACCGGAGAATATGGGCTTGCCATCGCGCGGGCTCAATGGCATCGGAGCTTTATCGGGAGCTACCTAGAGAGCGTCCCTTTGTATACCGACCTCCCGCATCATGGGATGCCGAGTTTGGTCGAGGTCGCGGAATGGCGGGATGCATGGCTCCCTTGGTAGCTCCGGACCCCGTAAGGCTCTTCCCTCCCTCCGAGGACCTAGATGAGCATGGATGGCGGTTACCGGGCTCTGAGCCCTATTGGGACGGCTTAGGGAACCTTCAACAGTATCCGGGCATTGCTGACGTCCGAGCGGCTGACGGGGGAGGTCGAGGACCCTTCGGACCGGCAAGGGACCGTACCGGGACGCTCTTCCTCCCGGTTGAGATGCAACTCATCGAGGGGTCGGTTGCCGAGATTAGGGACCGCTATTACTACTTGACTCAATGCCGCTTCATTGGCGACCCAACCGGTACCGGGGACGGGACGGCTCCCCTCGACGTTTGGAGCGCTAATGCAACGTCCTTCGACACTTGGCCGGGAGTCGAGCTACCTCAGCCGAGAATGCCAACAAATGTTGGCATTAGGGGGCTTTGATGAGCGGGCAAGCCTCGACCTATCAAGTCCTCAACCGGCAAGCTCCGAAGCTTGCTACGGATGGGATTGTCCGGGGCATTGCTGAGGCAATCCGCTCCGGGGTCGCGGCTCAAGAGGTCCGAGGGAGGACCGGCAATCTCGGGGGAGGTTGGCGAATCGAGCGGATAAAGCCGGGAGTCTACCGAGTCTTAAATGAGGTCCCGTATGGCAAATATGTCGAGTATGGGACTCGCTTTATGCCAGCTAGGCCGGTCTTTGGTCGCGTCATCTCTCAATATCGAGCGAGGGTATCGAGATGATTGCCGTTAGTCAGCCGGACCTTGAGGCTTGGGTATGGGAAAACCTCAAGCATCATAAGGGGGTTACGTCCTTTAGCTATACGTCCTTTGAAGAGGTCGGAGGCTATCAATGGTATTGGGGCATTCAAGTTGACGTCCGCGGAGCCCGAAAGAAAGCAACCGCGGATGAAGCGGAGCAAGTCCGGCTTGAGCTAATGAAGCTCCCCGAGGTCGCTTGGCCGGATGGTCAAATCACATACGCGCAAATCACAGAGGGACCCTTTTGGCTTCCCGATGCAAATGACGGCGCGCCTAGATATGTAATGAGGATTGACTTTAGGGTCCATCCCATCCTCTCTAACACTGGCAACACTAGAAAGGAAAGCAAATGACGGTAACGGAACCTCAAGCCGGACCTACCGGGCTCGACCCCGCGGAAATCTTGCTTGGCATCAATAACGGTCCGGGAGTTTATCGGGCTCCGGCGGGGACCCCTCCCCCCGCGGACCTTGTAACCGATTGGGATGCGGCATGGGAGCCCATTGGTTATATCTCCGGTGACGGAGTAACCGTTAGCTCTTCGACCACTAGCGACACTCTGACCCCTTGGCAATCAACCTCCCCGGTCAAGACCATGATTACCGGGAAGGAGTTGACGGCTCACTTCATCATGTGGCAAACCAATCCCGACACTCTGGCAATGTACTTCGATATGCCTCCCCCGGTTCCGGACGCGGCGGGGATGGTTGCCTTTGATATCCGCTCCGACGTCGGAGGTCAGCTTTACGCTATCGGGCTCGATATCCGGGATGCCGGAGTTGTGACCCGGATTGTCTTTGGTCGAGCCCAACTCTCCGATACCGGGGACGTTGTATTTGCCCGCGGCTCCGCTATCGGATGGGAAGTAACGCTAGGCGCGATGGATGACAACGGGGTCCTAGCCCATTTGATGAGCGGTCCCGAGGTTGCTCCCCCTCCGCTTAGTGCGAGGTCCCGGCAAGCGGCTGACGCGGCGGCTTAGTCAATGGCATTTGACCTTGAAGCCGCTACCAAAGCGGCTCAATCGGAAACTCAACGCGAGCCCTTTGAGTTTGATTGGGGGGAAGAGCATTTTTCGCTTCCCCCTATGGGGCTTTGGCCGTTGAGCGTTTCCGCGACCTTTGCCGCTTATGCGGGAGCCAAGACCGAGGACATTGATCCGGGAGAGGTCATCATTGTTCTCCGGCAGATTGTCGGGGAAGAGCAATGGGACCGCTTTATTGCAACCATCCCCCTCGATGCTATGTCGGTACTCATTGAAGAGATGAGCAAGCGGCAACTCGGGGGAGGGATGCCGGATTTATTGCCGCGGCAAGAGCCCGCTTCGACCCCGACATAGAAGCCGCCATGATGGCGGTATACGGGATCGATACCCTCGACCCCTCGGTATCGCTTCGGAAGATTCATGTACTGGCGCGGCGCTTGCCTCCGGGAGCGTTGACCCGAGTAGAGGAAGCCTCTTGGTCGAATGAGGCTCATTTACTGGCTCGACTTAATGATGCCGTCGATGCCTTGACTTGGGTTGTCATGAAGGTTGCGGGCTCCAAGGCTCAGCAACCAAAGCCTTTACCTCGACCGGGCAAGTCCAAACCTAAGCCTCCCGGTACTCAAATGGGATGGGGACAACTTGGAGCATTTCTCAAGGGAGAGGGGGTAACAAATGGCCGGTGAATACTCCGCGCTCCAAGTCCTAGTAACCGCCAATACTCAACGGCTCGCCCAAGAGATAGCGAAAGCATCGACGCAAGCCGGGGATAATGCCTCAAAGTCGATTGGCGACCGCATAACGTCGGGATTGGGTAAAGCGGCTTCGACGGCAGGCAAGGTCCTCGCGACCGGTTTTACCGTTGCCGCCGGAGCCGCGACCGCATTCGGAGCGGCAACCATCAAAGCCGGAGTCTCATATAACACTCTGGCGCAAACGTCCAATGCGGCATTTAAGACCATCCTCGGATCGCAAGATGCCGCTAATAAGATGATGGCGAGTATTGCCGCATTTGCTAAGACCTCTCCCTTCCCTCGGCAAGCATTCATCGAGGCAAGTCAGCAAATGCTTGCCTTTGGCATCGAGACTCAAAAGGTCATTCCGTACCTCGGAGCTATTCAAGATGCCGTAGCGGCAACCGGCGGGAGCGCTCAGCAAATAAGCGAGATATCGACCATCATGAGTCAGATATCCGCGGCGGGGAAGATAACCGGTCAAGATTTAATGCAGTTTGCTCAACGGGGTATCAATGCCGCTGACCTCATAGGGTCCTCGATGGGCAAGACCGGTCAGCAAATCAAGGATGAGATAACCGCGGGAAGCCTCGACGCCAATGTAGCGCTCGATGCTCTGGCAAAGGGTATGGAGACTCGCTTTGGCGGCGCGGCGGCAAATGTCAAAAACACTTGGTCCGGAGCAATGGATCGAGTAAAGGGAGCCATGAGGGACGTCGGCTCCGCCATAGTCGAGCCCTTCATATCAAAAGCCGGGGGAGGCTTAGCGCTTGAATGGGCAAATAAGTTTGCTGACCTCATCCGAGCCATCGAGCCCCTAATAACTCCAATCGTCAATATCATTGTCCAACAACTCGCTCCGGCATTTCAAAAGATCGGACAGTTTCTCGACGGCTTAACCGGCAAGGTCAAGGACTTCGGAGCCCAAGGGGGGCAAGGCATCTCGGGGCTTATGTCGAGCTTGAGCGGCTTAGCTCCCGTCCTAGCCCCGATTGCGGGCATGTTGCTCAAGGTAGGCGGAGCCAATCTGGCCGGAGTCTTTGGACCCCTCGGACCCATCATCCAATCCGTTACCGGCGCGCTCAATCCGTTTGTATCGGTTCTCTTGGCTTTGGTCGCGACCTCTCCGGCTTTCCGGCAAGGCTTGATGGACCTTGCCAAGATGCTTATGGGTTTGGTCGGTCCGATAATGGATTTGGTCAAGGCTTTCTCGGACCAACTTGGTCCGGTGATTCAAGCCTTGATGCCGATTATTACCGAGGTATTCGGGGCTCTCATCGCAGTAGTCCAAGCCCTATTGCCTGCCATCAAGCCGCTCATCAATATCCTTGGTCCGGTCCTGAGCCAAGCTATATCGGCTCTGGCTCCGGTCTTTTCCGTCCTCATGACCGCTATCCTTCAAATAGTCGGAGCGTTAAGCGGTCCTCTCCGGCAGGTTATCTCGGTAATAGCTCAAGTCCTAGTTGCCCTTATGCCTGCCGTTACGCAACTTGCCGGAGTGTTTGCGAACATTCTCGGGCAAGCTCTCGGAGCGATAATGCCGCTCATAACGACATTGGCGAAGCTCATTGGCGATACTCTGGCAAAGCTCTTGCCGGTCTTGATCCCTTTGATTACCAAGCTCGCGAGCGCGTTCGGGACCATATTGCAAAAGGCTATGACGGCTCTTATGCCGTTGATAACCATGCTGGCCGACCTCATCGGCAAGGTCCTCGCCAAAGTCCTCCCCATCCTCATACCCATCATCATTCAACTAGCAAATACCTTCGGGCTCATTATCGATGCCTTGATGCCGATTATCGGAATGATCCTCGACCTCGCGGCCAACCTCATAACGGCATTGATGCCGATACTGCCGCCATTGGCTCAGCTACTCATTACGCTAGTCCAAGCCTTATTGCCGCTCTTGCCGCCAATCATCCAACTTATAGTGACCCTCTTGCCGCCACTAATCCAACTATTGACGGTAATCCTTGTCCCCCTAACCAAGCTCATCGGCATAATCGCTCAGGTAGTCGCTTGGTTTGTGCAACTAGTGGCGGGAGTCCTCAACGCGGTTATCCCGATGGTTGGCAAGGTCTTGCTTTGGTTTACCAATCTGGCAGCCGGGATCATTAGTACCGTGGTCCGGATTGTCGCTAACGTAGTCTCTTGGTTCGCCAGTATGCCGGGAAAGGTCATGGGGGCTATCTCGGGACTCTTCGGAGCCATCATCGGATTCTTTAGCTCGATGCTGAGCGGCATGATTGGAGCCGTAGCTTGGGGCATCGGCGCGATTGCCGGATGGTTTGGCGGTCTTTGGGGCAAGATTTGGGGAGCCATCTCCGGTATACCGGGAGCGTTGACGGGAGTCGGAGGCAACCTGATTAACGGCTTTCTCAACGGCATTACTTCGGCTTGGGGGGGAGCCGCTAGCTGGCTTTCCGGTATGGCATCGAGGGTCCTCGGAGCTATCGGGGATGCCGGGGGATGGCTCTATAACGTCGGCTCATCGATGATTAGCGGCATGATTCGCGGAGTGCAATCAATGGCCGGGAGCCTCATTAATGCCGTAACTAGCATGATCCCCGGACCCATTAAAAAGTTTCTCGGCATCGGCTCTCCCTCCAAGCTCTTCCGGGATGAGGTCGGTAAATGGATATCTCTCGGGATCGCGGCAGGCATCGAGCAATATGGCGGCTCCGTCAATAGCGCGCTCCAAAGCGTCATTCCGGTTCCGAGCGACCTCGGACCCTTTCCGTTTGGGGGAGTCGGAGTCGGAGCCGGTCGAAGCGCTCCGGCGGTAGTGGTCGAGCAAGCAAACTTCAATGAGCGGCTTGATATCGAGGTCTTTATGAAGCAAGCCGCTTGGACCGTACAAACGCAAAGGATTTAGGGATGGCATCGAAGCGCTCCGCTTGGTTGGTCCTCGATGACCGCATAATGCCGCTCGATGACTATGCCGCCGGTTATGCCATGACTGAGCTTGATATTGGTTATCCGGACGTCCGGGACGTCACTAATAACCGACCGGCTCAACATGGTATTGATGACCAAACGCGCTACTTTGGCGGTCGAGTAGTCACGGCAAAGATAACGGCATGGCCGGGAGCTACGGTCCCTCTTGACGATATTATCGATGCCTTTGGTCCGTATATGAATCCGGGAGCGCGTCCCGAGCTTCATTATCGAACCCTGTCGAGCAAAGATATCGAGCGGGTCATAGTCCTCCGAGCTAGCGCGTTTGCGGCTCCGATGCCGAGTCCCGGACTCCGGCAGTTTCAACTCTCTTGGGTCGCGCCGGACCCGGTAATCCGGGATGCCGCGCTTAAATCCGGTCGAGCATGGTCCGGTTCATCCTCTCCGCCCGGAAGGGCTTACAACCTCGCATATGCCAGGATTTACCCTCCGGGCTCCGGCGCGCCATCGGTCGCGGTTCTCTACACTGACGGAGATATTGCCGTCCCTCCATTTCTCAGGGTCTATGGTCCGATAACGGGACCGTATATCGAGATTGTCTCTCAAACGGACTCGGGGGACGATATAACCGGAGGCATCCGCTTTGAGTCCTCACTTACTGTTGACCCCGGTCAATGGCTTGATATCGACGTCCGCAATCATACGGCGCGGATTGATGGGGACCCGGCTCAATCGGTTGTCAATCGGCTTGACTTCGGCGCGACAACTTGGCCGTTTCTCCAATCGAGCCCATACGTCAACTATTTGAGCTTAAGCGGCTCATCGACCTCCGGCATTACCCAAGTAGAAGCCTATTGGCAGGACCTTTATCTGATATGACGGCTTGGGGAAATATCTCATCAATCTTTCCGGACAAGGCTCAAAGGGACACGACCTACGACGTTGACGTTTATGGAGGTCCTTTCCCTCCCGGTAGCGGCTCCGGTTGGCAATGGCGGTTGGGGGCATATGTTTATCCCTATACCGTTATCGATAGCGGGCATTTGAAGCTTCATGTTAAAGCGGAAACAGGACCTCAATGGGTTGGTCCGACAACGGTAATGAATGAGCGGCAACAACCGGGAGACACTCTCGGAGCCGCAGACTTCCTCATTACTGATTATGCCGGGGGGGTCCCTCCGGAAGTGATTACCTCTCATGGTCCGAGCCTATGGAGGCTGACGCTTCATGAGCGGGCTTTTGTTCCGACAGTCAATCCGACAACGGACCTCTTCATTGCCGAGATATGGAACGCGCGGAGTATTCATTTGGAGCAAAAGCTCAATGACTCGGCAATCCTGAGCTTTACGGTCGAGGGTCATTCTCCCGCGGCTCAACTCATCAAAGAGTTAGAGACTGACGTTATGGCTTGGCGATTTGATGAACAAAGCGGACTCGATATCCCGCTATTTAGAGGGATAGTTGCTCAGAGTCAAGACACTCTCTCGGAGCAAACCGATACCGTTACGTTTACCTGCCATGATTACCTCGATATGCTCAAGCGGCGGATTCTCACTAGTAAGCAAAACTTCGCTCAGGTTGACCAAGATACTATTGCCGCCAATCTCATTGATTGGGGAGCAAAGCAAGTCAAGACCTCTGGCAACGTCAATCTCGCGCCCGGATGCTATTTGCCTTTGCATGTTGTCACTGTTGACCCTGCCGGAGCGGCAAGGGGATTGAGCGGAAGTAGGCGGGACCGGCAATATGCCGCTCAGCAAGACGTATCGGAGGCTTTTGCCAATCTGGCCGCGGTCGAGGGAGGCTTTGACTTTGACGTAATCCCCGGTATGCAAGCCTCTCCCCCGACCTCGGATGACCAAGTAAGAGTTTTCTTTCCCTATCAAGGGACATTGCGAGACTATGAGGTCATCCTTGAGTACGGCTCGACGGTACGGGCTCTGAGCCGGAGCGTCAATAGCGGAGATTATGCAAACTACGTCCGCAACCTTGGCAATAATGGGCAATCGGACCCTAATGCCGTCCAACTCTATGCGGAGGCTACCGACCCAAGCTCCAACAATGTAACCCAAGACGCTCAAGGGCTTTGGATGGCGGGCTTTAATGATTCGGACGTATCGGTCCAAGCGACTTTGCAACAACATGCCAATGGATATCTCAAGTCTGCCGCGGTCCTTGAGCCGTCCTATAGTTTGACCCTTCGGCCTAATGCTTACTCTTGGGGAAAGCCGCGGATGGGAGACATATGCCGACTGATTATCAAGGCAGGGAGGCTCGACGTCGATATTACGCTCCGCGTTGTCGGGATTAGCTTTGTTGTCGGGGAGGATGGCGGAGAGGAAATAGGGCTTACGGTGGGCCGGTCGAGTGTGACGTTTGCCGACCTTACTACTGCCGCGAGTCGCGACATTGACGCTTTAGCTAGGAGATAGGACCATGACTCGATTTACGCCATTATGGGAGCAAGCGGGCTCATATGCCGCATCGATTGACCGGCGGTTACTCGGAGCGCTATGGCCGGACGCGCGGGTATTGGGTATGGAGGTATCCGCGGCGGGAGGTCTAACGGTTGACATTGCTCCGGGCTCTGCCGCCATTCCGACCGCAAACAATACCGGTTCCGTCCTTTGTGTCTCGGATGCCATCGAGCAACTCTTATTGCTCAATGCTCCCGCATCCGGTCTAAGCCGAGTTGATTTGGTCCTCTGTTCGGCGCGTGGCGCGGACCTCGATGGCGGGATCAATAACGATTGGATATTTAGTCACTTGGAGGGGGTCGAGGTCGCGAGTGGTCCCGTACCTCCGGCCATCCCGCTAGGGAGTGTCGGTATAGCTCAAGTCAATCGACCGGGGGGCTCTGCCGCCATTGCTCAAGCGGATATTGTCGATATCCGCAAGTTTGGCTTGGCAGTAACGGGGAGCGACCTCCCTCCGCCGGTAACCTCGGGCTCAGCGGTACAGAGCTTTACGGATGCGACCGGAGAGGTTTGGGTTGCAAAGAATGGCGTCAATGGCGGAGCATGGAGAAAGGCGCGGGACGTAATCTTTTCCCATTGGTACCGGAACGCGGCCTATACGGTGACAACCGGCGGATCGGTCTTGGGCTTCGATCAAAGGGTAAAGGATGATTATGGACTGTTTACCGGTCAAAGCACGTTTACCGCTCCGATACCGGGCATTTATGAGCTAAAGGGGCATTGGACGGGGACGGGCGGGCAAGTAGCAAACTCCAACTATTGCAATGTCCATAGCAACCTCCAAGGCGATTTGTGCTCACAAAACTACGGCAACCAACACTCTTGGGGCGGAGGTCCGACCGCGGTCGTTACTGCCTACCTTGTCGCGGGCGAACAAATCACAATCACCGTATCGAGTACAAACGCGGCGGGGGTTGGTGGTCAAGGGGGTAAAGCGCAAGTGTTCATGTCGGCTAAATATATGGGAACCGGTTAGGGAGGAATCATGAGTTATCAAGCTCAAGCGGCATTGGAAGCGGACTTTTACTTTCAACAACGGAGTCGAGCCGCGGCTATCCAGCAAGCCGGGATTTACAAGGATGACCAACGTCCGGCTTGGGTTGCCGTATCAAATGCATTGCTCAAAGAGCAACCGGGATTAGCGCTGGCTTTTACTCGATTGGACGCGGCCGGTCCCGGCATTGGCGATAAGGTCGATAACGGGGACGGGACCATCGATCAAGCGAAGGTTACCGATGACGACCTCTTGAGTTTGACTCAAGCTAACTATCCTGTTGTCGCGGACCTTTACTTTAATGAGGACGGGACTCCCGTCGAGCCATAGAGAAAGGAATCAATCAAATGAGTGCAACTCCTGAGCCCGAGCCAGTACCGGAGCCGGAAGAGCCCGAGACTCCCGAGCCCGAAGAGCCCGATAATGCCTAAGCGAGAGAGGGAGCCGGAGATACCGCCGGAGCGCTTTGTCAATGACGTCGATTGGCCGGGACCTCGCAAGCTCGACCGGGAGCCGTCCCATCCGGAGCGGATTCCCGATGATGAGCCCGGACCGTTTAGAGAGCGGTTTTGGGAGCGCGTCGAGGATGAGATTGGTTATGAGGGAGAGCGATGAGCCTTATCCGAGTGTCTATGCCCTCCCCCAACTATTCAAGCCGGAGCGGCTCCGCGAGGATTTTGGTCCTCCATACGGCAGAGGGGGCTAGGACTATTGAGAGCTTGGGAAACTTTTTCGCTAATAGTGCGAATGAAGTTAGCTCTCATGCCGGAGCCGATGACAAGGTAAATACGGTCGGGATTTACGTTCAAAGACCTAATAAGGCTTGGACCCAAGCGAACTATAACGATGCGGCAGTAGCTATCGAGCTATGCGGCTTTGCGGAGTGGACTCGGGCTCAATGGGAGAATGAGCATGGCAATATGCTTGCCAATACTGCCGCTTGGCTTGCGGAGGAATCCGCCGCGCTTGGTATTCCGCTAGTCAAGCTCTCGGCTTCCCAAGCTCAAGGGGGAGGTCGAGGGGTTTGCCAACATATCGACCTCGGCTCCGGGGGAGGGGGTCATGTTGATTGCGACTTTGGGACCGGTAACTTCCCAATCGATAAGGTCCTTTCGATGGCAACCGGCGGGGCTCCAATCGCTCCGAGTCCTCCGACCCCGAGCGCTCCCGCCGGACCGGCTCCGCCATTGCATGTTGATTACTTCGGCATCGATCATAACTCGACCCATCCCGACGTCGGAGTTTGGCAAGCTCAAATGAGCGCTAGGGGTTGGTCGATTGGAGTTGACTCCGTATTTGGTCCTCAGTCCGAGGACGTATGTCGGAGCTTCCAATCCGAGAAAGGGCTTGCCGCGGACGGCTTGGTTGGTCCCGATACTTGGTCCGCTAGTTGGACGGCTCCGGTTACCTGATTATGGAGCTTTGGCGAGGTCGGATTTATTTGATGCTCTTGGGCGCGCTTGCCGTTGTCGGGGGCATCCTTGTATTGGTCCTCCCCAATACGACCGCGCGCTTCGACCTCTTGGGTTCCGTTGCCATCATTGGCGGCTTGGCAATGTTCATTGTTGCCGTTATCCGGGACCGACCCTCTTAGGGAAATGCCAACATTTGTTGGCATTGCGCGAGTCTGGCAGGGAGGGGGAAGGGCTATGCCACCTCCTAGCGCTCCCTCCCTGCCGGAGCCTTAGCGATATTAAGTTAACGGCGGTCAGTTACGGGGAGCTAATGGCCGGTTGTTGCTAGCTTTTTAAGGGTAGTCTCTGCCGTGGGCTTGCGGTCAAGCCTTCCCGAGCGAGTCTCTCCGGGGCTTTCCCAACCTCGGAGGGACCGCTCATCTTCGCGAGAGTCCTTGACTACCGCGAGCAAAGTGCTAAGGTCCGCGCGAGGTCGAGGTAGGGAGCCCCGACCGGTGAGAACAGGGAAAGCCGAAGGACTGACCGCATATGCCAGCTAGAAAAGGGACCTCCATCCGCGGAGGGGATACGACCGGGCTCGATCAATCAATGCTTCGATGCCGGGTCTATGGTCATTCTTGGGATGAGTTTTATCCCGATGACCTTGAGACTCCCGCCTATGGATGGCGGTTATCGCTACGTTGTACGCGTTGCACAACCGAGCGGCATGACGTCATCGATTCAATCGGGCAAGTATCCATGCGACGGTATATCTATGTCGAGGGGTATCAGGTTGAGCGGGATGAAAAGCCGACTCGGGAAGAGTTGAGGCTAACCATGTTCAATCGCATCCGCGCCAGATTGGCGAAGGTCGATGCAATCGGAGATATGGAGGAAGCCTCAGCATGACAACTAAAGCAACCAAGACCGAGCGGCTGAGCCTCAATGGGCAGGTAATCAAGCCGTCATCCCGGATTGAGGTCATAAGTCCTCAGAGAGCCGAGAAAATCCTTGAAGAGACAAACGTCCGCAACCGGGACCTCCGGGAGTCCCGCGTTATTCATTTGGTCGAGATACTCAAGCGGAATGAATGGAAGCTAACCGGGGATGCCTTGGTTTTCGACCTCGATGGAGTCTTGCTCAATGGTCAGCATCGATTAGCCGCGGCGGCATTGGCGGAGATGCCGATTGAGGTCTTGGTCCTTCGCAATGTCCCGAGGGAGAATCAAGACGTCATGGATGACACTCTGAGCCGGAGGCTTGGGGACGCGCTCAAGCTCCGGGGAGAGGTTGACGTCCATAGACTCGGAGCCGGAATCGCTTGGTATGCCCGGATCATTTATGCCGAGACAACCGGGAGCCCGCATTATGCCGACAACGCTCGACGTCCCTCGATCCCTCAGCTATTGCGGCTCTTCGATGACAACCAAGGACTTCGGGACGGGATTACTGGCGTCGGTCCGGCCATGCGGGCTCTCAAGCTTCGACCGGGACCATCCCTTGCCGTTTGGTATCGGCTCTCGCTTGTCGATGCCGGGGAGAATGAAGTTTTTTGGGAAAAGCTCAAGACCGGGGAGGACCTCCCGAGCGGCTCCGCCATCTTGGCTCTCCGCAACTATTCTCAAGGGGAAATAATCCGGGGTCGAGGTCGAGTCCGCAATCCGGATTTCCGATGGGTCGCGTCCGCAATCAAAGCTTGGAATAGTTGGAGGGACGGTCGCTCGATCAAAGTCCTTAGCTATATGTATACCGGGACAACCCGCGAGACTTGGCCGGAGCCGGTATGAGCAAGCAAACGGTCGGGGACTTTGTAAAGGCAATGGTGCAACGGGGAGCGAAGCGGGATCGAGAGATTGGAGTTGACCGGCTCCCGTATGAGCTTGTCTTTGTCAATAGCGATTCCGGTTGGCGGAAAGTCGGCAAGATCGAGGTCAGCGACCGGGAGCGTTTAGTTTGGCTTTATGAGGATCATTGATGGCGGAGGTTTGCCATGCTCGATATCAAAGAGTCCGACGTCGGGATGCTCGACCTCTCGGACAATACGCTTCATCGTCCCTCTCATTGCCATTTGATAACGCAATGCGGCTTACAAATGGACGTTTGCAAGGTTGGACCGGTCGGAGCCTTGAGCGGGGAGATGCGGAGGCTTTGCCCGGAGTGTTGGGCAGGCAAGCTCTAATGCCGGTCGTTTTGCGAGTAGTCGAGCTAACCGGGGTCCATCTCGGCAACTTCGCTCCGGCCATGCCGGGAGACTTCCTAGTTGCTTTCGACGTCGAAGCCCGCGACGGTCGAGGGGAAGCCATATGGAGCCCCGATATCAAAAAGGCAATGAAGTTTCCGGATGCTATCTCGGCAATGCGGGCTTGGAAGAGCCAGAGCCAGACTCGACCAATCCGGGATGACGGCAAGCCGAATCGACCTCTGACCGCTTATACCGTCGAAGGGATCGCGATCTAATGGGCTATGTCTCAGTAATGGGGGAATGTATCGGTTGCCGGAGGGTCTTTAGTTTCTCTCCGACCAAGGTCCCGAGCGTTATCGTCAACGGGGTACGGGAGCCAATCTGTGAGGCTTGCGTCATCCGAGCTAATCCGATGCGGCAGGCAAACGGTTTGCCGCTCATCGAGGTCAAGCCCGGAGCGTATGAGCCGGATGATGAGAGCGAGGTCCCTTGGGACTAGGCTCCGCTTCGGTCGGTCCCTACGGGGTCGGAGCTTCATTCCCTGTTGTCCCCGGCTCCGAGGGACCGACCTCCCGAGACTTGCTGACCCCGGTAGACTCCGGGGCTTCGGCTCATCGAGCCGGACTAGGAGAACAGGGAAACTAAATGAGAAAGCTCTATAAGGCAACGGTCCATCTTTCGATGGACTTCCGCCGGACTTGTTTCTTCATCAAGGATGACGGCTTTGAGAAAGCCGCGGCGGATGGAGTGTATGACGGGGACGGCTTTACCTTCGACGTCCTTGCCGACTCGCATCTTGAAGCGGCGGAGGTTGTCTTTGCCGTTTGCAATAGCTCTCCGGGAGAGCTTCATTGCGAAGAGGCTTACTTTGATCGAGTGCAACGGTATCGGGAGAAAGGCAATCGCTCCCTATCGACCGGGGATATCGTCATGCTCCGGAGGCTTGGGAGCCCCGATGATGAGGATGGTCGCTACGGAGTCAAGTCCTTCGGATTTGAGCGGTTCTAATGAAGGTCCGAGTCAGCTATACCGTCGAGGTCGATGACGACTACCGGCGCGCCATCCGGCTTTACTACGGGGAGCCCGGACTCGCATCGAGAGCGGAGGTAGTCCAATGGCTTCGGAGCTATGGGGACTCGATGGACGTTGACGTCATGCAAGCCCTTCCGGAGTCATGAGTCCGGCCAAGCTTCCGCCGCGTTGCCTCCATTGCGGAGCCCGAGAGCCCCTCGATGATGATGGGTACTGCCTCGACTATGGGGCTTGCATCGAGCGTCAGCCCCTCGGAGCGAAGCGGCAGAGAGCCCCTCTGAGCCCCTCAGGACCTCCCGGAGCCCCAAACCATGCCCCGAGAGCCCCTAGAGCCGCTCTCCGGGGCTAGGAGAGCCCTTAGCGGGGAGCTTGACGGCATCGAGCCTCCGTCCTAGCGTCCATCTCAGCCGGTCGAGCCCGAGAGGACGTCGGAGCCATGCTCGCGACCTCACTCCGGACCCCTCAGCCGGTCAGGGAGCCCGGTCAGCTATGCCGCAAGCGTCCAAGCCCTAGCGGCTTTCGACCTACCGGCCATCCGTACCGGGCTCCCGCTCTCGCTCCCTTCCTACGGCATCTCTGTTTTGTCCGGGGGGGCTGACATGACAGAGATGCCGGAGGTCCGCTAGACTGAGCGGCTCAGCCGCTCGACCGAGCGGCAAGGGAGAACAGGGAAGATGAGTCAAGCGCTAATAGTCGAAGAGGTCGAGCTTTGGGATATCTATGCTCGCATCTCCGATGACCCCGGCAATGATGAGCTAGGGGTCAAGCGGCAAGTCCGCGAGGCAACCGCGAAGATCGAAGGTCGCGGGGGTCGCGTTCACGCGGTCCATATCGATAACAACACTTCCGCATGGAAGAGGGTCCGTAATGCGGACGGGACTTATTCCAAGGTCCCGAGCCCGCGTCCGGCTTGGGAGGCAACGCAAAGGGATATTCAATCCGGAGCGGCGCGGAACATCATGAGCCGGGAGCCGTCGAGGCTTTGGCGACATTGGGCAGACTTGATCCCCGTTTGCGACTTCATCGAGACAACGGGGGTCAACGTCGAGACTCTCTACGGAGGACGGCTCGACGTCAGCAATGCCGGGGACCGCGCTAAAACGCGCATGTTCGGAGTCATGAGCGCGCTTGAGTCCGAGATTAAGAGCGAGAGGTTGCAATCAAAGATGCTTGAGCTTGCCGAAGATGGGAAGTTTGCCGGAGGGGCTCGACCTTTCGGCTTTGAGGCTGACGGCATCAAGCCCCGTCCTACTGAGCAAGCCGTTATTCGGGCTTGGGCTGAGGGGCTCATTGCCGGGAAGTCTCTCCGGGACCTTGAGCGAGAGACAACCCTCAAGAGCCCGCGCGGCAACGCTTGGACGTTTGCCACCATTGGGCAACTCTTGACCTCTCCCCGGATTGCGGGCTTGCGTCAGCATCAAGGGGAGGTCATTGGTCGAGCCGTTTGGGCTCCGATCATTGATCGAGAGCTTTGGGATCGAGTGCAAGCCATCCTCTCCGATCCGAGCCGTAAGCATCGGGCTCCGGTCCGCTCCCTCCTAACGGACTTCGCTTATGCCCGCAAAGACGGCAAGCTTTACCGGATGCGCGGCGGTCGCGCTACTAACGGGACTCGGGAGCCCGATGGCGCATACCGGCGGATTTATGAAGCCAAGCCGGGAGGCTCCGTCGATGCTCTCAAGCTTGAGGAAGCCGTTGAGCTTGCCGTCCTCGACCGGACCGATAGGACGGCATTTATCAAGCCAAGCGGCAACGCGAAGCCGGTCGATACGTCAGCCGTCGAGGAAGCTCAAGCCGCTCTCGACCTCATCAAAGCTCGACGGGAGTCCGGGGAGCTTGACCTTGAGGACTACCTTGATTTGATTCCCGAGTACCGGCAAGCGCTCAAGGATGCTCAAGCCGCGGTCCGGGAATCGACCCCTAAAGCTCTCCCTCCGCAAGCCTTTGCTTGGCTTGGCAAGCCCGGAGCGCTCCGGCAGTATTGGCCGGATATGACCCCGGAAGAGCGGAGGGAAGCTCTCTCATACGTCCTCGATAGGGTCGAGGTCGAGAGCGCTCCCGGCAAGCGCTTTAGTGCTGACCGGCTCAAGTTTCGATTCAAGGCTTAAGAGCCTCGACATATCGGCAAAGGGGCTCCCTTCGGGGAGCCCTTGCGCGTCCGGGCTTATGGTCGTAAGGTCCTTGGCTCTGGCTTGACCGGCTGACGACCGGCTCCGGGATCAAGCTCCGGCAAGCCGCATAGCGGAAGATGATTGGGACACAACCTAAGAGTCAGCCAAGGCAAGGCTTGAAGCCGTGAGGCTCAACGCGTCCCGTTGAGTCAGCCTCCGAGCGATTGGAGGTCAAGCAATGGGGACCCTCAGCCCCGAAGAGCGCGAAGCCGTCCTTGCCAAAGCCCGAGCGGATGCGGCAGAGGTTGGGCTTCCGCCATCGGTCGAGGACGTCGGAGCCCGGAAGGGGATTGGCGGCTTACTCATCAAGGTCAGGGATGCTCTCGGCAAGGGGACGCGGAGCGGCTCCGCATGACCGCGACCGGTGCTAGTGTCCGGCTCATACGGGCGGAGCCCAAAGGCTTAAGGGGGATCGGATGATGCCTCAGAATCGGAGGAAGGTCGAGCAATCGGGCGGAGAGGAAGCGAGGGAAAAGCTCAAAGTATTGCAAGCGAGTCTTATGGCATCGAGGGATATGGCGGAAAGCCTCGACGGGGATTGCCCGCAAAAGCCCGAGGTCCTCGCTCTCATTTCCAAGGCAATCGGCGCGGTTGGACCCTTGCCGTACTTGGCTCTAGCGCTGGTCAGCCTGTTAGCAACTCTGGCGGCAACGCTCGATTTGACGTAGCCCGGAAGTAGCCTATTAGTTGTAAAAGAAAGGCTTTCTCGGAGGCATTGAGCGTCGGCTCAGTCTCAATAAACTCTTCAATCGGCAATCGCTCGACAGAATGATGGTTGTTATTGAGGACAATATCCGCCGCGTCTAAAAGGACTTTTCTATCGACCCCGAGAGCTTTCGCGATCCGGCCAAGGGTCGCGAGAGGGACGCGCTCTCCCCTCACTCCCGTTTCTAGCTGAGAGATGTATCCGCCGCTTAGCTTGGTACGACGCGCTAGCTCAGACTGTGAAAGTCCGGCGCGTTTCCTGAGACTGACTAAAACGGTCCCAAGCTCACTCATGTTTGTTATCCCTGTTCTCCCTACGGGGTAGCTCGACCCCTCCAAGCATTCCCCCTCGCGACCTCTTCAAACTTCCTCTTGCGGGCTCGCTTGCATGGTGCTAAGACTTCCCTTTACCGAGTGCTGAGGTTCTAGCTCTCTCTTACAGAGCCCGCAACTTAGCACTTCGGCTGACCGCAAGTTGATGCACTTCGATTGACGGGGAGGCAAACGCGTCCGATGACTAACCGACCCCTTGCCGATGGGACCAAGGGAGAGGTTGCGATAGTTAGCGTCCTCAAGCCTGTCTATCCGCTTGCGGAGCGGAGAGCTAAGCAAGGCTTCCGGGACCGCGGAGATATTGGGGGCATTGCTCCGGGCTTGGTAATCGAGTCGAAGTATTGCCCAAAGAGTTACGACATAGCGGGATGGCTTAGAGAGGTTGACCGCGAGGTTGAGAATGACAATGGCAATCTCGGAGTTGTTTGGTTCAAACTAAAAGGGACTAGCAATCCGCTCGATTGGCCGGTCATGATGCGCGGTCGATTCTTTATCCCTGTCTTGCGGAAATGGACGGGAGATGACCATTGACGCTGACGGTATCGAGCTAGGGACCGTCATCAAACGGGGCTATAAGAGGCTTACAGTCATTGCCTTTTGCGGGGACCCCGAGAGGGTTTGGGTCGCGGAGCGATTGGAAGCGGGCTTAATCCGAGGCAACGCGTACATAATCACTTTGGATGAATCCGACCGGCGGGAGAGCGATCCGGTCCTTTGTGAGTGCGGATGCGGGACAACGGTCGGCTCCCATAACGGGGTTCCGTCGCGTTGGGCTCCCGGTCATCATCAACGGAGGTATCCGCACTAAAAGCCAACATTTGTTGGCATAACCAAACGGGACCAAGAGACTAGGAGGACTTATGGCTCCCAAATATGCCGTTGAGCTAAACGGTACTCGGAGGTATTGGCATCCGGACCGGCATGACCGGTCTTACTGGTATCGGAGCGTTACGACCGCAACCGGCGCGCTTCCTAAGCCCGCTCTCTTGTATTGGGCGGCAAATAGCGTTGCCCGCTATGCCGTCCAACATATCGAGGCATGGTCGAAGCTCCCGCCCGAGGATCAATACGACCTCTTGAAAAAGACCCCTTGGACTACTCGCGACCGAGCCGGAGCCAAGGGGACAACCATCCATGCCGTTGCTGACAACATTTTGCAAGGCAGGGACTATCCGGTCGAAGCCATCATTGAGCCTTGGATTCATTCCCTCCGCCGCTTCCTGGCTGACGCTCAGCCGCAATCATTAGGGTCGGAGGTAACGGGGTACTCGGAAAAGACCGCTACGGCAGGGACCTTCGACCTCCTATGCCGCTTCAAAAACGCGCCGGAGATGGGTCGAGTATTGCTCGATTGGAAAACCTCCGCCGGAGTTTATGACGATATGGCGGTTCAAGTAGTCGGGGGATATGCCCTTAACTTTGAATATACCCTTGACGCGAATGACAAAGAGGTTGAATGGCAACCGCCGGACACTTGCTTGATAGTTCATTTACAGCAAGACGGTTACCATGCTCGACCGGTTCCAATGGACAAAATCTATCGGCGGGCTTTCCTTGCCTGCCTTGAGATACGTCGATGGGAGGAAGAGGGTCCCAAGATTGGCGACCCCTATACCTTCCAACGCGAGGGGGAGACTCCCTTTAATCAAGTCCCGACCAATGCGGAGCTTGCTCATCTCCGAGCCCGATTGGAGTTGCTCGACACTGACCAAAGGCTTGAGCTTATGACGGAGGTCGATGCCGCCGGTATCACAACCAATATCAAGACCATGACCGTTGATGACGTCGATAGGGTCCTTGGGTTTATGGCTCGATACCAAATAACCGAGGAAACGTCAGCGAGAATAAAGGGCCGGACCCCATCGCGGCCGATGCCATAGCTAGGAGGATCAATGTCTATTTATGATGACCCCCGGATGCAACTCCCGGAGCAAGATGATTTCCCGGATGACGTCAAGTTTCATAATCGGAATGACCGCATCTTTGCCAAGGTCATGAGGATTGAAGAGCTAACAACTCGGCATGGATTGGCGGTTAAGTATTGGCTTTGGGACTTTGATACGGGGGTACAAAAAACCATGCTCTCCGGTCCGACCGGAGCCAAGGACCTTTGGCGGCAACTCTTGGAAAAGCGTCCCGAGGTCGGGGACGATATGACAATCGTCTTGCTCGACAACAAAGCGACCGCTAACGGGACATTCAAAGAGTTTGACGTCCAAGTGACTAGAGCGGCTCAGCCTCAAGCGGCTCCCGCGCCGGTCCCGGTTGCTCCGGCTCCCCCTCGACCTCAACCGGCTCCCGCTCAAGCTCCCGCTCCGGTCCAAGCCCCTCGACCTCAGCCGGTCCCCGTAGCGGCTTCCTATCCGGCTCCGGTACCTCAAGCCCCTCCGGCTCCCGCTTATCAGGATGAGGATGCTGAGGACCTCTTTGGCCGGTAATGACCGAGCCCGACGTCAATCGAGCAATCGAGTTTCTCTCGATGCTCTTCATTTATGCCGAGGTCGGTTACGTCAGCCTGTTCTCTATCGAGGCTCAGAGCCGCAAACGTCGGACCGCTTGGGCTCCGGCAACGGATATCCCGAGCTTGGCTCAATCGATATGGGACCTTGGCTTGAGCGGGGACGTTTGGTTTGGTTGCGCGACGCGTCGAGAGATATTGCCGGAGGGACGTCGGGGAGGGATCGAGGATTGCCTTGCCATTCCCGGTTTATGGCTCGACGTCGATGTTGCCGGTCCCGGTCATCGGCTCAGCGGATTAGCGACCTCATACGATCAAGCGCGGCTCTTCATCGAGGGATACTCGGAGCGACCGACCGCAATAGTCCGCTCCGGTCACGGCTTTCAATCATGGTGGCGGTTTAGGGAGATGGTCGATGCCGAAGATGCCTTGCCGCTACTGGCTCATTGGCGGCTTGCTTGGCTTAATCGAGGGATTGCGGCAGGCATTCATATCGATGACGTTTGGGATATGCCGAGAATCCTCCGGCTTCCCGGTACTCATAACTTCAAGGGGACGCAATGAATCAGCCCATTCTTGTAACGGCTCGATGGAATGGCAATGAGTATGACCCCTCGGATTTGATCGATGCTCTCGGACCTATCCCGGAGCCGGTCAACTTCAACGGGAGCAAAGCCGTTAGGCGGGATAACTCTCATTTGGCCGGAAGCCGCTTCAATGAGCAAGCGGACTTCGGGCTCATACTGTCCGGCTTGGCACATTGCCAACTAGTGAGGTCGGTCGGAGTCGAAGAGCATTATCACTATCCGAATAGCGAGAATGACGTAAGCGTTACTCGATATTTGGAGGACGACCATGTTGCCGTTTGGTCAGAGACAATGGCGCGGGAGCTTGGCTTTGAGCTTCGACGTCCTTACGACAAGTTTGGTTTTTGGGCAATGCTCAAGCATCGAGGGGACTTCGCGGCGGCAAGGCTTGAGTTAATCGAGGACGGCATAACCGACCGGCTCTATAAGCCAAGCGGTCCAAGCCCGAGGGAGGTTCTCAGAGAGCTTCCGGTCATGCCGGAGTCAATAACGCTTATACGGATGGAGGGAGTCCAGAGAGTGACAGTTAAATGGCTTTGGCCGGGATGGGCTCCGCTTCGCAAGCTCATAACCTTTGACGGGGACCCCGGTACCGGTAAGTCAACAATGATGGATGACATAGCGGCAAGAGTCTCGACCGGTCAACCGATGCCCGGTCAGGACCTCCCTAGCCTGCCTCCCTCCGCGGTATTGCTCTTGAGTGGAGAGGATGACCCGGACGATACGATAAAGCCTCGGCTCATGGCCGCGGGAGCGGACGAAAGCAAGATTTACTTTGTCCAAGATGCCCGCTATGACGGGGAATCAATGCCCATTGTCATCCCGCGGGACGTCCCGTTATTGGCGGGAGCCATCCGGGATACCGGGGCTCGATTGGTTGTCATCGACGTATTGAGCGAGTACCTGGATGCCAAGGTTGACAACTATCGAGACTCTGATATCCGGAGGACGCTCCATACCTTGCGCGGCATTGCCAATGACACAAACTCGACAATCGTCATGCTCCGCCATCTTCGCAAAGAGGGAGGCAAGGCTATTTACCGCGGGGGAGGCTCGATAGGGATTGTCGGAGCCGCTCGCGCCGGTTGGACGGTCGCTCAGCATCCCGAAGAGGAAAGCTTGAGGGTCCTTGCCGCAATCAAGATGAATCTTGCCGTTACCCCTCAACCAATCGGCTTCAAGCTCATTCCGGTCGAGGGGCTCGACGTCCCTCGCGTCGATTGGCGCGGACCGGTCGAGGGGATGACGGCAGAGATGCTTTTGAGCGACCGTCCCGCGGGGGACCCCGATGAGCTTGCGGATAAACGGTCGAAGCTCGCGCAATGCATTGATGCCATAAGGGAAGTCTTGAAGGGAGGACCGCTTTGGAGCAATGAGCTTCATGAAGCAATCGTCAAGGGAGGTATCGCATCGAATAGCACGTTTGACCGAGCCCGAGCAAAGCTCGATATCAAAACCACGCGGGAGCGGATGAGTGACGGGACTATGGGATGGCGCGTCGCTTTAGGTCCGGATTAAGGACCCAAGGACCTCAAGGACCTCAACCTCAGGAAGTATGGAAAATCCGAGGTTATTGAAGTCCTTGAGGCAGAGGTAAGGACCTCAACCTCATCAACATTTCCATACTTCCAAACCTTGAGGTCCTTGAAGTCCTTGAGGTTAAAGGGCAGGTAGGAGGCAGTTTCTAAGAATGTCAGAGCTAGGAGGATGACAATATGCCGAGAGGCAAGACGGTAACAACGGATGAAGTCTCCGGAGATGGGGACCTCTTTGAGTCAGAGCGGAAAGCCCAAGCAACCGACGTCCCGGCTGAGCCGGTAACGGTCGAGGTTGTCGAGCCCGCGGAGCCCGAGCTAACGGAGGCAGAGCGTAAGACTTTGCTTGGACGGCTCCGGGATGATGAAAAGGTCATTGAGGATGGGCTCTCGACCTTTATCGAAGTCGGTTGGGCTCTCATGAGAATCCGGGACGGCAAGAGCTATCGAGCCCTTGACGGCATCGACGGGGAGGGATACAAGACCTTTGAGGATTACTGTCAACGTCGATGGGATATCTCCCGAGAGCGGGGACGGCAACTCATCAACGCGACCGACGTAACCGCCGCTTTGCCAACAAATGTTGGCATTAAGCCAAGACGGGAGGCTCAAGTCCGAGAGCTAATGCCGCTCAAGGATGACCCTGACGCTTTGCTTGCGGCTTGGAATAAGTCGGTCGAGGAAGCCGGAGGGATACAACCAACCGCGAGGCAAGTCCGGGAGGTTGTCGATGAATACAAGGTAACTACGGTCCCGGTTGGCGTCAGCCCCGGAGAGGTCAAGCATCCGGCTCCCTTTAGCATGGCGGTCCTCCGAGTAATCAAAGAGCTACTCGATGCCCGCTTTGCGGATCAAAAGTCAACCAAGGTCCTCGATCCCTTTGCCGGGACCGGCAGGATTCATTATCTGACCGAGTACGGTTACGATACTGCCGGGGTCGAGCTTGAGCCCGAATGGGCAAAGCTCAATGATCGGACCAAGGTCGGGGACGCGCTCAAGACCGGCTTCCGTAAAGGGACCTTCGATGCAATCGCAACCTCTCCGACTTACGGCAACCGGCTTGCCGATTCATATGAGGCAAGCGATCCGGACCGGCGGCATTCATATCACTTCGACCTCGGTCGAGCCCCGAGCGAGGGAAGCTCTGCCGTCCTGGCTTGGGGAGATGAGTACCGGGCTTTTCATGCTAAGGCTTGGATCGAAGCTCTCCGAGTCCTCAAGGGTAACGGTCGATTCATCCTCAATATCAAGGATCATATTCGGGATGGAGCTTGGCAAGACGTTGCCGCTTGGCATTGTGACGTCATTCTTGGGCTTGGCTTTCGATTGGTCGCGATTCGACCGGTAGGGACCAAGGGAGTCCCGAGCGGAGCTAATGCAAATGTCCGCTCCGAGGCTGAGCTAGTCATTGCCTTTGATCGGAATGGGGATGCCGGAGACTGAGGTCCGGTATTACCGGACGCGGGGAGGGTCGATGGTTCATCGAGCCGGTTGCCATCGACTTTCCCGAGCCCGCTCCGCTCATCCTTGGTATTGGGCGGAGCAATATGGCAAGGACATTGAAGCGCTTTGGTCCTTTATCGATATGACCATTGGACTCCGGGAGATTGGCTTTTGCCGGGATTGTTGTCCCGAGGTCCCGAGGGTAGGGAGGCAAAGCTAATGGACGGGGAAATCATCGAGCCCGCGCCGGAGGAAGAGCTTGAGCAAAGACTCCCTTCGCATCTTTGGGCAACTCAAATCGATTGGGCAGTAGCGACCGAGCATGAGGTTTATGGTCAGCCGGACTCCGGAAGTCAGCCGGTCCGATGGGCAATCTATGACGCGGGAGAGGATGACCCTCCGCTTGCCGTTTGCGATGATGAGGATATTGCCCTTGAGATATGCGAAGCGCTCAAGGCTTACTGTCGTTTGATCCGGCCATGATGAGCCTTTACCTCTTACACTTCGACCGGCCATTTGGTCATGCCGCGCACTATCTCGGTTATTGCCAGAGCGAGAGAATGATTCCGCTACGGATCGAGCATCATCGGAAGGGCAACGGGGCTCGATTGATGGCGGCAGTAGTGGCGGCAGGGATTGGCTTTGAGGTTGTCCGCGTATGGCCGGAGGGAAGCCAATCGGAAGAGCGGAGGCTCAAGGCTCATGGCAAGGCTAGGTATTGCCCGGTATGCAATCCGAGATGGCAGACAAACGGG